GGGCTCGGCGGATTTACACCGGAAAAGCGAGGCGTCGGCGCACCACCGATAAGCGTATCCCCGAGGTGCGAACCCTGTTGGAAATGGGCCTGTCCGCCGCTCAGATCGCCAAACGCCTGGGGGTGTCCACGCGCGCCATTCACGCGACGATCGATTGGGCTGGCTATGAATACCGCTGGGCCAAAATTGCCGACGGCCGCGCTCCCCGAGACGATCTGGACCTCAGAATCCTCGCCATGGCCGACCAGGGTCTCTCCAGCGCGGCGATGAGTCGCGACACCGGTCTGTCTCCCGGCCAGGTCGGTCGCCGCCTCACCGGAATGGGCTACCGCGCCAGGTGGGTGCGTATGGCGCAAGGGGACGATGAACCGGCGGGCTCTTTCTTTTGACCTACAGCCCCATGATCGCGCGGGTCACGGTGTAGAGTTGAGACACCTGTGATGCGGACAATCGCGCGGCGCTGACGAACGGCAGAGCGATGCTTCCATGAAACCAATCCTGGCCGGTGCCACCGATGTCGTGGATCGCGCCGACGGATACCGCTGTATTCGTGTTCCTCATCTGTGAAAACGACCCCGCCGTTGCGTCGGTCGAGGCGACGAGCGCTCCGTCCACGTACAGATCGATCCCGGATGCTGCGCTCCCCCCGTCGTACGTTCCCACCACGAAACGCCAGTTGGTGTCCAGAGCGCTGTTGGCCGTCGTTTTGATGCTCCCACCATCGGTGGAATCGAATAGCCAGAGCTGCAACTTCCCGTCGGTGTCGCGCTCCCAAAACACCCACTCCTGCGGGTTCGGCAACACGTCGGTGTTTTTCGCAATGACGACGTTGGATGGAACCGTGACGTTCTTGATCCACGCGCCCACGCTCATCGGCTGTCCGCTTCGCGTAAGCGCGTCGGCATCGGATCCGACGAGCCACTCGCTGGAGCCGTTCACGGTGATCGCTACGGTCGCCCCCACTCGGCTGGGCGGTGTATCGAAGCTACCGACGTCCGCAGCGTTGGCCGCTTTTTTCGAGGTCAAATGCAATGCGTTTGGTCCGACGTCGTGGAGGGTAGTCCCCGACGTGCGCGCGAACGGCCAGAACGCGATGATCGGCTCGATCAGCTGACGCGCGCGACCGAATGCGCTGAGATCGTACGCCGAGAATCCCAAACCGATCATCGCAACGCCACGATGTTGGTCGCCGTGGTTCCCGTCGAGCGCACCCGTTTGATTTCGAATGGAAGCAACGTTCCCGCGGGTACGCCGACGATCACCACGTTGGTGCCCGATCCGACGAAATCGAGGGCGACGTTACCGGCCCCGCCGATCCACAACGCTCGCGCGTTGTTCGCCAAATCGTTGCTGTCGTCCGGTGTCACCGCGACCGCATGGCGCGCGGGATCGCTATAAGCGACGCTCGTGTTGTCGCTGGTCCGAGTTTCCATAATGCTCCATTGTGGCACGTCGAGAGAGCTAGGCGAATGTGAGGCCGTCGTAACTGCGGACCTGAGTGAGAACGCCACCGACGACGTACCACAACACGACGCGTCGCCGACCGGAAACGCTATCGTCCACACCCACCGATTCGTCCGCGGCGAACGGCACGGCGTCCACCGACGCCACGCACGTGCTCGGCCCCTGGATCACCGTGCCCGCGTTATCGAGCACGCGCCCTTTGATCGCACCGCCGTCGCGCCAATATTCGTAGATCACACGCTCGCCGGGATACACCATGGCGGGAGCGGAACCCGTCGCCACGATCGTGGAGGAGCCCCATGTTTGGCCATCGGAACTCTCGCGAACGACGAGCGACCCGCCGCTCGTGTAATAGAGGCGGAGCACCCACCCACCGGACACTGAGCGCCTGCGTTCGACATGGAGAGGCGCGGCATCCACGCCGCTGGAAACCGCTGTGAACGTAGCTACGAGGACGGTACCGTCGCGCCCGACGATGCGCCCCTTGATCGCAGAGCCGTCGCGCCAGTATTCGAACCGAACTCCCTCCTCGGTGATGAGAGCGGTTGGCGTTGCGCCGCTCGCGATGGTCGTGGGCGCGCCGAACGTCGCACCGTCGTCGTCGGACTGGCGGTGCTTGACCACCGACGCTTCCTCGGTATAGAGATGTAACCGCTCCTCGCGGGAGCGGCGATCCACACGCAGGCAGAGGCTGGTGATCCCCGAAACGCCGGGAGCGACCACATCCAGAACGAGTGGCACGGCGTTGGCCGCGCGACCGATTTTCAGCGCGCCACCCTCGAGGTAGGCGACGAAATGGCGTCGCGAGTCGCTGACGTCGTAGCTCACGGCCGATTCGTCGCAATTCGGTTTCGTTGGAAAACTGATCTGGAACGACCCCTCCCAGACGCAATCCGTGTCCTCGCACACTCCCGCGGCGCAATCCGAACCCCCGAGCGGAGCGCAGGGTGGCGAACAGATACCGGGTTGCGTGATGGTGTAGCAGCACGTGCGCGTGTCCTCCGAGCGAACGTCGTGGCGAACGCGGGCGTAGGTGTACGGCTCGGTCGAGGTGACGGTGTCGCAAGTCGGAGTCGTGAGCCCGCTGCAGAACGTGTCCGCGCACGTTTCCCGCTCGTGCTCGAAAATCCCCATCGTGGCCGGATCGAGTTTGCAGGCGGTGACGCGGCGATCGTATTCGTGTTCGATGCTATGCACATCGTAACAGGCCTGTTGGACCGTGCACGATGGCCCACCGTTGCAATCGCAGCAAAAATTGCCGAGATAGGTGCGTCGAATCGCATCGAGGTGTTGAAACGGCAACACGACCGACCACGATTGATTGGAGCCCGGAACCAAAATTCGGTCGTGATCCCCTGGGCACGTCGTCGGATTGCAGCTGAGGTCCTCGGTGTACGGCCACGTGATCGTATTGTCAATGACGATGGGATCGTACATCCAGCCGGAGCCCCGGTCGTAGCGGTATCCGGCGGTCGTGGAGCCGCGCAGATAATCCGTCGTCGTCGTGGCGTCGCATGAAGCGGGGAGTCCTCCCGCTAGCGCGGTTTGACGCACATCGAACGTATTTTCGCGCCGATCGTACCCGGTCCCACTATCCCCGAGCGGCCCGGTGATCGTGTACTCCAGGACGTTCTCGATATAGAGCCGGAGATCGCCGGATGCGTAGGTCCACGAGTCGCAATTGGGTACGGACAACGTCACATCGTCGAGTTCGAGCCTCACCTCGAACGGATCGGAACTCGACGGCCATGCGGCGAGCGTCCCGGTTTTCGTGAAATCGCCCCACGGTGAGTTGAGCACGACCTCGTAGTGGATCGTGGACGAGCCGAGAGTCGCATAGATTCTCGCGCGGATGTAAATCCCCGATTTTTCCGGGAGAGACCCGCTGTAGGGGACGCCATAGGTCACCCAGGAATCCACGTGAATGGACATCGCGGGCAGAGTCGCCGAGCGTTGGCTCTGGCTCGTGGCGATATCGAGCCGGTGTTGATAATCGGCGGCGGGCAGGTTCGGCCAGATCATGGCTCGCCAGATTCGCGGCAACCGCACGGTTTCGTCGTCCCGCCCTCGGCAATTGGAACACCATAGGTCTCCCGCAATTGCGACTCCCGACGGCGCACGAGAGCGGCGAGCGCTTTCCAGAATTCCTCCAACTCGAATTCGAGCGCCGCGCGTTTGAATGGACAGACCGCCACCTCGATGGTGAGGCTCCTCATCTGCCGAATTTTGATCGCATTGTCGCCTGTCGCCATCTCACTCCGTTCGCACGCTGATTTCGCGCGGGGAAAATAGTATCCACGAATCGGCGACCGAGGGACCGAGCAAGGCACGGGTCGCTCTAGCCTGCAGCAGGCGTTTGATCTCCTCGATGGAACGACCTGGGAGAGAGTGACCGGAGCCGATCGTCGGCGCATCGAGCGGAACGACCTCGGCGACGTATCGCGCGCGTCGAATCGGTGGATATTCCACCTCCTCCGTTTCCCTCACGATATCCACGTCGAAACTCACGATGCGCGCGATCATGGTGAGCGACGCGTTGTCGGTCGTTCGCACGAGTTGGACCAGCGCGCCGCGCCAGAGCGGCACGTCGTCCGGTCCGAAGAGCATCCGTCCGGTCCATTCGCAGAGACGACGGCGACGTGTCAGTCGCTCGACCAGTAAATCGCGCGCGCGCTCGCACGCCTCGACGGTGGTAAGAGCGGAGTCCATCCACGCATATTTCCGCCGCTCTCCCAGCCAATTGTCCGGTCGCTCGGCTCTCGGGATCGTTGGGTCCTGAGACAGTTGATCGACGAAGACCGCCTGGATCGGGCGTTTCGACCGGCGATCCAATCCCGTCACCACGATCTCGTTCGCCTCCGGTTCGATCCATTCCTCGACGTAGTCGCGATATGTCAGCCTGCGGGCCTCGTCGCGCGATCCGCTCGCGGCCAGCGCTTGTTCGAAATCGTCGTAGATCGTGATAGCGGGAGTGGTCGGCATGTCCTCTGGACCGATCCATCGAAAACGCACACCGGACGCCGTCGGCTCGAATCCCCAATGGTAATTTGGGCAATACGATTCGTGCAACCGTTCGAGCCAATCGAGAGCGGTGTCTCCCACTTCGATGATCGCCTCCCAGCGGCCCTGGGCGTCCGGCCCATTGAACGGGAGCTCGTAGCCGATCGTCGGAACGTCCAATGCATCGTCGGGGAGCGAGGCGCCATGAGCGGCGAGAAAGCGAATCGTCTCGCTCAGATCACCGCCGCCGAGTGGCACGCGGTCCGAAAAGCGGTATTGCTCCAGCGCCTTGAACCCGTCGCGCACCCGCACGTGGAGTATGGTCGTTTCGTCGGTGACCGACCGCGCGAGTTCGATCGGGTCGGTTCGTCCCTCGAACACCGTGAGTTCCCCCATCTCGATCGCGAGCGGGCGATTCGAAACGCTGAGCACGCGATTGGTGTCGTCGGGATCGAGCGCCGCGGGACGCATCAGTTCCAATTCGAGAGCGACGCCATAGGGCTCGGCGGGCACCACGAGCCTCGCAGATCGGGTGAACGGCGTCACGTCCTGACGTTCGTCCGGCGTCTCGATCAGCATCTGGTCGAAACCGCATTCGACGGCGTACAGAAACGGCGTGCTTTCCCCGTCGGAGGCCATGGTCGCGGCGACGCGAGCCGTGCTGGTCACGCCGTTGGGAACGAACGCGGCGGTCGGTGTCGTCGCATCGCGCAGTTCCGCCGAAATGGTCGGCGATCCATATCCCGGGCTCCAACCGAACGCCGCGACACCGGGCGTGCGACCGGTTTCCGGAGGATAACGGAAATACACGATGCGGGATGCGCGATAGCCGCTCGTCGCAAACCGCAGGGGCGCGAGTTCGATGTCCGCCCCGCCGATGGGGACGTTCACCCAGAATTTGCTCGCAGAAGTGATCGTCGGATCAGGGTCGGTCTCGGCGATGTCCTCGAACGTATGCGCGAATCCGCCGCCTGTCGTGGAAATCACGAGCAATTCTCTGCGCCGCGTCGGAATGAGCATCAGGCCGATCATCCGTTGATCCGCTGCCTCGGTCGCGTTGGTGGGGCCAAAGCTGTACGTGCCCTGCAACATACCGTCTTTCCACACTTCCGCCTCGCCGTCGCTGTAGAGCCGCAACGACACACCGATGAGACCGCTGACGGCGTTGTTCCAACCGCACTCGATACGATAGCGGTCGAGCCCCCAGGAATGCACGAACCAGGCGAGGTAGAACGGGCGATTTTTGGGCCACGTGGAATTGGTGAGAATCGTGCGGGCGCCCGCCGACGCGGAGGCGTCGGTCAGCCGCAGGAAATTCGATGCCGAGCCGTTGGCGTTGTGGTTCACCCATTTGGTCGCATCGCCGAACGTGCAGTCGGATTTGGTGAGGCGCGCGTAAATCCCGGTGCTCGTCGTCTGCCACGCGGCAAGCGTCGGCGCGGGGCGGAGCATCAGCATCCCATAAATCGGCTCGACCCACGTCGTCAGTTCGTTGTTTGCATCCACCGTTCCCCAACGCGGGTCCCAGGATGGCTCCGGCTGATTGAGCCCCGGCTCGTACGCCCCCTGCACCAACACGCTGAGCCGATCGCGATACATGCGATGCTGGGCTCGGTCGAGCCAAAACCGCATCGGATCGGGCATGACTAGAGCACCCCGGCGCGGCGCATCGCGAGCGCATGCTCGATCACGCCCTGGCGATAGCTATCCATCAGGGCCATTGCGATCATTCGCGCCACCTGATCGAATCCTCGGCCTCCGCCGCCTGGGCGTCCACCGAATTGAATGCGATGCGTCTCGATCGGAGTCACGCCGAGACGACCGAGTTCCCCTCCGCCCAGCGCGATCCGGCGCATTTCGAACTCGACCAGTTTGCGAGTGTTCGCAGCGGTTTCCACGCTTGCGTCCGCGATGAGACTCAATGCGGGGACGGGCTTCGGCTCCCCACCGCGCTTCGGTTTCCCAGGCTCGGGCGGCGACGTAAACGACGAGTTCATCGCCTCGGCCACCTCACGCTGGCGCTTTTTCAATTCGTCCATCCAATTCTCCGATGTCCCGCCAGGGACCGGGCCCGGGTCGGGCTTGTCTGGGAACAGTCGGCCGATCAGATATGCGATCCCGACGCCGGTGAGCACGCCCGCAATCGCGCCGAACGGATTCGCCAGCGCGGACAACAACCCCGCCGCTTTCGCCGCGGCCACAAGCGCGTTCGCGAGACGAACGAACGTGGTCACGAGCGTCAGCAGATTCACCGCCGCGAGCGTGCCCATCAATACCAGGATCACACCGAGCGCCTCTTTGACCGTGTCCAATGCGCCCTTCATGCGCTCCCGCACGCTTTCGAACAATTGCGGCAATTTCTCCGCGACGGCGACCACCCAGGCGATCAGGTTGACAACGGCCGTCCGCACCGCCGTCACGTCGAACACGCTGGAGAATTTTTCCTTCAGTCGCCCAAACACGTTGCTGTTCACCGCAGCCTGCAACGCCTGAGTAACTCCCTCGAAAATCGGGCGCGCGAGGTCCGCCACCGCGCCACCGATGTCGGCGAGGAACTGAAACCAGAGGTCGGAGAGGTTGTCGAGCATGACGCGGAGCCCGCTCTGCGCGCGGCCGCCACGTGCGAACACGTCCAGCACGCCCTCGATGATCTCTCGCGCGCCGAGTCCCAGTTTCCGAAGCTGCTCCGTGTCCCCGGCTCCGAACGCCTCCATGAGCGCGGTGCGAAATTGTGGGAGCAACTGCGCGGTCTCCCGCAGTTCGTCCCCCATGAGTTTCCCAACGCCGAGCACCTGGGTCATGTTGACGATGACGCGCTGCAATTCCTCGCGACCGAATCCGACCGCCGCAATCGCGTTGGAGAACTCGATGAGCATCCGGATCGCAAACGGCGCGTCGCGAGTGACGGTGAACAATTGCACGAACCCACGCACCGCCTCCTCCAGGCCGATGCCCGGAAGTTTCGCCACCTCCACAAGTTCCGCGAACACGCGCGATGCGCTCTCGGCGGACCCGGTTGCCGTTTCTAGCGCCAATCGCAGCGACTCCACCTCCGCTGCCGCGTTCACGGATGCGACGCCGAGACCGATGAGGCCACCCGCGCCGCCAATGCCCACCAATCCAGCGAGCGAGCCGACCGTGCGAGCGAACGCACCGCCGAGCGTGCGCACGAGCCCTATCACGTTTTGAATGGGCGCGGCTACACCGAGGGTCGCGCGCTGAATCGCGGCCATTTTGCTCGAATACTGATCATCGAGCCGGTACCGAGTCGTGAATTCATCGAGGACCGTCGCCATCTGCCCTCTGTTGTACCCGTTGCATCTCCTCCTGCTCGATTAGAGCCAGCGCGATGAAATCCGTGCAATGCGCCAATTGCTCGCGCGTGAGTTCCGCCGGGTGTTTGTGATAAACGTCGCGGGCGACGGTCAGGTAGTTTCGCCAGACCGTGTCCGCGCCGATCCGTTTTTTGATTGCTCCACCTGCGCGATCTCGATGGCCATCGCGCCCGGTTTCGTCTCCTCGACGATCCCGCGCATGAGCGCCGTGAAAATCGGCTCGGCCTGGCGAGCGATCAGCAACGCCTCGTACTGAGTGAGTTTCGGTTCGACCGACAGTTCCGAGAGCAGATATGCGGCCTCTGCGACCGATGCGTCGAGACAGGGAGTCACCTCGCCGAGCGCGCCGGGCAATCGTTTCGTACTCGCCTCGCGCCCGAACGCCTGCTGCTGCGCGTAGAGTTGCGTTTGCTCGACCGTGTCGAGGACGCGGCGAAACGTGAACGTCTCCCCATCGACCGTCAGCGTGAACGTGCGCGGCGCGTTCGCATATCGCGCGATCAGTTTGCGAACTACGTCGCTCGCTCGTCCTCCGATCTCCCGAGTACTAGGTTCGTCCGCCGTCGTTTTGCTCATTCGTGTCCTCCGTATTGGTAGTTGTGGCATCGGATCCCGGTGGCTTCGGCTGCGCCGGTGGCGGGCCTCCGAATGCGCCGAGGTATTCGGTCGGCGCGTCAGTCGCGGTCGTGGTATTCGATTGAGGTTTTCGCATCGCTCTCGTCTCTCGTCGTTAGTTGTTGGTCCAGGTGATCGGCCCGTCGTTGACGAACGTGTATTCCTCCAACACGAGATTGCGTTCCTGGACGGTGACCGCAAACTCGCTGAACACGACGTTCCCGGCGAGTTGGCCACCCTCGCCGACCGTGCCCACCGGAGTGAACGCGATCGCGAGCGCCGTGCCCGGTGCGTTCAGCGCCTTTTCGAGCAACGTGGTCGTACCGGTCGGCGCGGTGGGATAATCGCCCGAATCCGGGGACTGGCCCGAAAGCCCGACGGTGTATTGCTGCGCGCCCGATTGATCCACGCCATGCTGAATGCTGTTCAACGTCATCGGCACGGTGATCGTCACCCCGTTGATCGTGAAACTTACGACCATCTGGAGCGCCTGACGCTGAGCGGTGTTCGGACCCGAATTGTGGAAATCCGCGTTGATGTTTCGAAGGATGTTCGACGCGCTGTCGATGCGGATCGTGCCGCTTAGCGTGTAGTTTTTCGTGATGAATTCGCGATACGACCAGAAATTGTTTCCGCCTTTGGCCTCGTCCAATGCGGACGTACCGCTCAGTTTGAAATTCGCGAACGTACCGACATAGCTCTGGCTGTCGATCGTGAACGCCGACACGTCGAGAGAGCTCACCTTCAGCGGCGCGCTCAGAACGGACTCAGTGGTTATGGTGAAGCGCCCGTCTTTCCCCACCGGCTGAGCCGATAGCCCCGGGCGCGTAATGACGCTCCCGTCCACCTCGGCGATGTCGCCCTGATACATGATCTCGCGGACGACGCCGAGGACGGACGAACCGCCCACCGTCAACACCGTCATATCGCCCCTGCTGTACGCCATCTATGTCCTCTACGGTCTATATTTTGCACGAATGGCCCTGCGGATTACATGGTTTCGCGCGCGCCAACGCAATTCGAGTTGCCCAGGCGGAACGCCCGAAGCCAGTTTGCGACCACCCATCACCCCTCGGCGGATCATGAACCGCGTGCCCCACGGCGAGAATTGATACCTCGCATGAGGCGCACGCGATCCGAGTTCGAACACGTTTCGCCCGAGCCGGTTCAGATAAATCCCACCGCGCAATTCGCCGTTTTGGACGTTGATCGGATACGGTGGCAACGAGCGCCGACCGATTACGCGCTCCATTTTGCCGCGACCAACCCGGCGACGCACCCTCGTCCCCGTGGCCGGGTCCGGATCGCGCGCATAGGGATGACCGAGACGCCGCAGTTGTTTGGTGGAGACGTCCCCGCTCGTCAGTTCGTGCAGATCGACACGGCCCTGGCGCGCGCTCCACTCCATGACGTTTTTCACCGTGCTCGCAACGCGCTGAAACCGCCGTCTCTGGATATCGTACAACTGCAACGCATCGCCCACCCTAGCCATCGCATTCCCTATTCATAGACCGTGGTCCGCACCTCGAACGTCACCGTCAAGGTAAACACCGGTTCGCTCGCCTCGAATTGCTCGATGAACGAAACGCTCGGGATGAACGCACCCCAGCCTACAGATGCATACCGACCACTCGTCGGCATCGCGCCCCCGCTTTCCACCACCTCCGGAGTGAGCCGAGCGCCGAGCGCCTGGGCGAGTCGCAGTTTCTCACTCAGCAGAGATTTCGTCGGATCGAGGATCGGAAAAACACCGGTGATTTGAAACGTCAGCGTTTCGTCCGTATGGCGCGCGCCCTCGGCGTCCCGCCGCACACCGCCTGGCGCGATCACCGCAAACGGCGCGCGGGTATCGGGAATCCGAGGCGGGTCCACGAATACGTGGCTGTCCGCTGGGACGTCCCACACGTCGGCGACGTCCGTCACCAATTGGTTCACGATGGCCTCAACCGACGTCAGCATGGGCGAATTGAACCTCGTCTACGACGAACGATGCGTGATCGGTGGCGCCGACTCCGGCGAATACACGCGGCGGCGTGGCGACGACGAACCGCCGACCGGCCAACGCGCCGGTACCGATCAACATATCTCCGACCATCACGCGCTCTCCCATACCGGTGCGCGTAATCACCAAATGCGGGCGCGTGAGTTCGACCCCCTCACGCTGAAACGTCGCTCCACTCGTCTCGGGAGTCACCTGCGCGGGTAGATAGAGCGGCTCATCGAACCCATGGGGAAGCGCCTGACCTGCACCGGTGACGCGCATTCGCGCCGGTCGCCATTCCAGGCAATGCGGCAGGTACAACATCGCACGTTAGAGCGTGATCCCGGCCTCCGCCGCCCACGCACGCACGATGAGCGCGGTGTTGTCGCTGCTCAAATCGCTGTTGAACACGGCCACTTTTTTCACGTCGAACGCGGCGAACGCGGATGGATTGACCGTCGAACGGCCGAGCACGAGCGTTCCCGCGCTGATCGCGCCGGTGGATGCGGTGCTCACCTCGCTGGCCAGGTTTTTCTGGATCGTCACGTCGGTCCCGTCTTTGGTGATCGTGTAAATCCCCCATGCACCTACGCCGAGCGCGGTGGTCGAGGCCGCATCCGTTCCGGACATTCCCCGAGCATTGGTCCCGTCGTAGTCCAAGCGCGCACCGTTCGTTCCTCCGCATTGCAACAGGTCGTCGGTACCGCTGTTGGCTTTGTGCCTGCATAGCACGATGATCGTTTGCGCGAGGCCCGAGCCCAAACCCGGAACGTCCGACACGGTCGTTTCGAGTTCATCGTTCGATCCGTCGAACGAAATGTACGGCTGGCCCAGATCGTCGAAATAGAGCTTCGGCGGATTCGTCGTTTCGACCAGATCGCGATCCACGAGGCTCCGGTCGTCCCAATTCGTCACGCTCGAACCCGATGCGCTCGATGCGAGGTCCCAGGAATCATAGTACGCGACGCAGCCGCTGAGCGCCAGCGGCGTGAGCCCTACCTGGCGGTCGAACGTGACCGTGAATTCGTCGCTGAGGTAGCGCGTAAACGGCCCGGTGGTCGTTCCGCCGGTACCACGTTGCACCTCTAGCCAACAGGTGCGGGAGTTGGTCGAACCCGGTGCGAACGCGCTGGATCGCAGATCGGTCGGGCCGACCGACCAACGCCACCAATCGCCCACCCGAGTGAGTTGAACGCGCGCGCCGCCGCTCTCGACGATCCAAACCGTATCGGTCGTGCTGTCGTATTCCCAACCGAACGCCTCGCCGAGAACACGCAAATCGATGCGCGCCATCGAGGTCCCATCCGGCACCTGCACCACGTTCAGTCCTCCGGCCGAGACCACGTCCACGGTCGGCGTGGCCCGCAAATTGACAGATAGATAATTCGCTTTTTGAGCCATTTCGATCAGCCTCTCCGATACGGCCTACATGCTACCTCTACCGCTCGACGCGCGGCCATCGTCGGCGTCGCATCGTCGCGATATTCGAACTCCACAGGACCCTGGCGCACGCGCGCTAGCCCGGTCGTCGGCGTTCGCGATTCCGTCGCAAGCGCGCACGCGTACATGAGCGCCGCGTGATAGATGGACGCGGGAATCGCGCGCACGGCCCCGACCACTCCCGTGACGCGTACCGACTGCGGATTCCCATACGGGCTCGTCGCGACTCGGAGCCACGTGTACGGCCGATTCCTCGACGCCGCGTTTTCGGGCAGGAGCCAGTAATCGCTGTCTCGCATAAGCGAGTACCCCGTTCCGTTCGATAATCCGACCTCGACGGACGAGACCTCGACGAATCCCGTCTGCAGATCGAGCAGGTACGACTCGCCTCGTACCATGCGCGGGGGGTCGTAGAGCCGCGTGGTCGAGCCATAGGCGAGGAACGGCCTGAACCCGGTGAGTTCCTCGACGAGTTCGATGGCCGCTTGCGCGTACATGTCGCAGTTCGATGGCGCGAGATCGCCTGCGCCGGAGGATGAGGAGTCCCTGAGCGTCTGCGCAACCTGCGCGCCATCGAACCATTCGGTCATTGGCGTCTCCGCGTTTTGGATTTGGGCGGCTCGCTCTCCGCCTCCGCTTCCTCCGGCTCGGGCTCTACCGGCTCGGCGGCCGGTTCACCCTCATCCGCCTCGGTCGCGGTCGGCTCCGATGGAGTCCCGGAGACCCGTTCCACGAGCCCCTTGGCACCGAGATTGTAGGTCTCCACGATGTCCTCGGAGACCTCGCCTCCCTCGGGTGCGAGCAAGAACGCGGCGTCGGATGCGTCGCCCGCGATGATCGCCGTTTTGTCGGCATTCCAATACAGGCGCGCTTTCGTGCGGTACATGCTCATGGTTAGGCCTCCCTCACGCCGATGACCATCACGGTTGCGGCGGACGATCCGCCGTTTCGCACGTGCGATACCCGGAGCGTGCCACCGGCGGCGATGGTTTGGAATTGCTCGTCGATCCGAGTGAACCATGCGAACGTGTTGTCCGTGGCTCCTGGCGACAGAGCGGTCGAGATCGCGTTGGACCCGTTTTTTAGCTGGTAGGTGTTCCCCACGTCGCCCGTCGCGGTCAACCGCACGGCGGCCGCGAGCACGAGCGTTTTGTGGGTAAGCACGATGTCCGTGTCGCCACTCGCCGAGTCGGGAATGGTGAGGATATGCACGACCGGAATCCCGCCGATGACGTTTCCGCTCGCGACGTTTCCAACCTGCGCCCCGGTGAACGTATTCGTCGGCAACTGATTCGTACCGATCCGATTCGGCTCCATCACGCGGCACTCGGCGACGTCCGTGGCGACGATCGCGACGCGGCCCAGGATTTGGACCACGGCGTTGCCACCTGTGGGAGCCGTCAACGTGCATTGACCCGCCGTCGTGCTGAGATAGATCGGATCGCCGACGGTTGCGCCCGCCAAATCGAGCGCCGCGTCACCGGTTCCGTTCACCGTGCCACGATACGACGTGCCCGCTCGACCATTCGCGTTATTCGAGATGGATTCGAGCGTGATGAACTGGGCAATGGCTCCCGATGCGTCCGCGTCCGCCTTCGAGATCAGGAATTTATCCTGACTCTCGCTCCACCCGCTGACGTACACCGGCGAACCCGCATTGATCGTGCCACCGGTTTCGTTGCGGACCTCGATGACGCCCGCGACGCTCCCGCCGCTCGCGAGAGGTTCCCACGATGGCGACGCTTTGGTGCCCGTGTTGATGTAGAGGACGCCGTTGCTGGTGTCCATGAGGAGGGCGCCGAACGGCGCCTCTCCCGCTAGTGTTCCGGACGAGCCATCGGTGGGCACCCCCGCGTTCGTAAACGTCGGGAGCAGCCCTTCCTCGATGACGTTGGTTAGTGGGATTCGCGGCATGAGATCGCTACCTCCACTAGATTCCCGTCACGGTGCAGAACGCGGCCGGGCGATAAATCGCGAACGCGCCGCGAATCCGGGCCTTGATCGCAAGCTGGTCCCGGATGAAGTAGTCGCTGTGCGAGTTCGAGACCTCGATTTCGAGGCCGTTTCGCAGGACCCATTCCGTGTACCCGCGCCACGAACCCACCAACCCGGTGTTTTCGGTGATGGCGGGAGTAATCACGGCGGGAATTCCCCAGACGCGCGAGACGCCCGATTCGCTCGGCGGACCCCAGATGAAATTACCATTGGCGTCCTGCATGAGGCGAATGTCCTGCCAATCGTTCGGGTTGAGCGTGACGGCATCCGGTTCCGCGAACCCGGTGAACCTACATTTAGTGATCGCTTTGAAAATCGCGACCACGGTGCTGTCGGAGCCCTTCGCCTGGGTTTGAATACCGGATTTGTTGAGGATACCGGTGATATTTGGCGCGGTTCCATTACCCGTCAACAATTGGCCATCGAGTCGCTCGTACACCAATCGCGCGAGGCGGTTGTTGATATAGCTCTCTACGCGTCGTTCGTCGCGCATCTGCTCCTCGGTGACCGGAATGAACGTACCGATTTTGCTGACCGGCACAGTCCGCTCGGTGAGTGCGAACGCCGATTCGCCGTAGGCGCTCCCTTCGGCCGTTTCCGCCGCCGCGCTCGTTTTCGTCGTTTCCTCCATCCACGCGACCGTGTCGCTGGACGTCGAACCGATCGCGGGCAGATCGGCGACGACCAGCGTGCGCTCGGCCGTGAGTTCGACGCGGTCGCTTCGCAGGAACTCCGGGTCCCACCCCGCGCTTGTCGAGAACACGGTTTTCGATCCGGTGAATAGCGTTTGCACGGGGTACTCGGGATCGCTCCAGAACGTTCCGTTCACCGGCGCGCCCGCTTTGACGCGCCCATACGCGTCGCTCTGGACGAACGCGCGACCTGGACTCACGACCCTGCGCGCGAGGTCCTTCGCATCGTCGCGGGTGTCGAATGCGAACCGTCGCGGCGCGCCCAACTGGTCGAGCGTCGCCTCGAGTTGCGCTTGCATCTTGACGGCACGCTCGATTTCCGAGAGCTGCTTGACCTCGTCGTGCAGCGTCTCCAGTTCACGCGTGCGTTTTTCGATTTCCGCGACGTCGTCCGGCTGGAACGAATACGTCGTCGAGCCATCCGCGGCCGTGACGGTGTGTGCTTTGAAAAGCTCGGCGAGCTCATCGCGTTTCTGCGTGAGCAGCGCCGTAGCCTGCTTCAGATCCATTGCTATAGTCTCCTGGGTGCTAGTCGCCGCTCAATGCGGCGAGGTCGAGGGCGAGCAGTTTGGCGCGCAACGCATGTACGCGCGCCTGCAACTCCTCACCGGTTGCCGTGTCGTCGTTCGGCGCAACGCGCTTTGCGAACTCACGCAATCGCTCCAATGCGCCGTGCAGCGCCTCCACGCGTGCGAGAAACTCGTTCGAGAGCCTTGCGCCCTTGTCGTTTCTCAACTCCGCGATGTCGCGCATGCGTTCGATGAGCGCGCGAACGGCACCCAGAGCCGCCACGCTTTCGTCGTCGAAAGGTCGGCCGCCAGAGCCGCCTTTCACTGTGAGAATATCGGTCAGCGGATTCGCCGCCACCGAAACCGGAGAGATGTCGTACACCTCTAAATCTGTCAACGCGAACCCCCACGTGACCGCTTGCTCTACCGCGGCCGGGTCCGCCGCGTTCGCGTTGGTGAAATCGCCGATGTTTTCCCGCGTGAGCTTGACCGCGTCGTAGACCCGATAGCCGAACGAAACTTGTTTGATGACACCGTCGCGCATGAGTTCGCGCACCTCCTGCGCGCGCGGCGTTTTCGCTATCGAGGCGCGGAACCAGAGCCCCTGCGCATCCTCGCGTGCATCGAGCGGCGCGCCGATCACCTCGTTCGGATCGTGATTGAACAGGACGATCCCCGTTTCGAGGAATTGATCGAGCCGCTTTTGGAACGCACCCGGCATGACGATGTCGCCTTGGCGGTCGATGTAGCCGAACACGGACGCATGCCCTTCGAACGCGCCCGCTTCCGAGTCGATCGCTTTGCAATTCCACCGAACTGTTTTGTGCATGTCGTTTGGCTCCGCAGTTTACTCTACGATCACGCCGCAACGACCGATTCCGGTTCTGCGACATCGGGCCATGGGCCGTCCACACGGTCGAAACCCCGCGCGCCATCAGATAGACGCACGAGTACGCATTTACAGTTTCCGAGACATGGGGTTCCGCCGCGACCGGGCGTCGTGAACAATTCATCCGAGGCCCACGGGCTCATGGCGGCTAAACGCGGACAGTCGTCGCAATGATTCTCGATCCCCGTGAGTCGCCATTCGAAGCTCTCGCCGGGCGGACCGGCTTCCACAAACGCCTCGTTCGCGGTTCCGCGAATTTTGCGCACGTACAATTCGAGCCGCGCGTGCACGAGCGCGGTTCGGAGCGCGCCCGTCTCGTCCCGATACCGACCATCCACGAGATCGTCGGCGAATCGTCCTAGCCAGTACGTCTCCTCATCGAGCATCGCCTGAGCCGTCAAGACGTCCAACACATCCCGTGGTTTGTCATCGCCGGAGAGCCTGCGGCCGAGAGCATAGGCGTTTTCGTGGCCGTCTTTGAGCGCCGCGCCGATTGCGAAATACCAATCGGTCGGAGTCAGTCGCGCCCGCGCGAGTTCGGCGGTCGCCTCGGCCATGCGTCGGCGCGTGCTCATCGCGACCGCACGCAAATCGTTATTCGTCGGTCGTCGCGCCATCCAATTGCTCCTCCATCTCGCGCCGCCACCTGGCGTTATTCGCCGCGTCCCGCAGCGCGGCCGCCCGCACCGTATCCAGGCGTTGCACGTCGTTGACATAGAGGTCCGACGGATCGGGATCGTCGAGCCCCAACAGGTCGCGGGCCTGGCGCCGGGCGATGACGCCCGCGGTGAACAGTTTCGTCACACGTTCGGCACGCTCGCGTTCGTAAGCCTCGTATACCGGCAGCCCGCGATTGTCGAATGCGAGTTCGAGTTGGCCCGTATCGAATTCCGGCAACAACTGTTGTTCGAGCGTCGCCGCTATATTGCGCTGCATCGGAACGATGAACGTCTCGAACGCGGCCTGACGCGCCTCGGCGTAGTTGGAATACGTTTTGTTGCTCGAAGGCAATCCGAGCACCATCGGATCGAGGCCGACTGCGGCGCAAACACGTTCCGTGCTGATCGTGCGGATTTTCTCGAACGCCATTTTTTCCACATCGAGGTCGGGAAACTCGATTTCCATGGGGAGGTTCAGCAGGAGCATCCCGCCCCGCCCTTGGCCGGTGATCTGCTCCCACCGATAATTGATCGCGGCCATCTGATCCTCGGACCAGACGATCTCCTCCTGCGATTTCGTCGGCGTAGCGATCGCCCCGGGAATCCCGCGCCCGCGCATCATGGAGTGGGCGGCGACCGCCGCCTCCGCATCGGTCAACACCTCCTGAATCACACACTTGAGTCGGCTGAGACCGAGGCGACCGTAGGTGTCTGGGTCGAGCCCAGCGCGAAAATGAACGACGTCGCGGATCGGCACCATTTCGGTCGTCCCACCCGCTCGATATTGGTACGCCTCGATGAACTCCGAGCCATCGTAGGGCCAAGTCGGTTTCATGAGGGTATGAGGCACGTACCACAGTTCCACGACGCGGCCCGCGGCGTCGCGCACCTTGCGCCAGTACGCGTTTCCATCGATCAGGAGGCTGAGGATCGTGCCGCTCCAGAGTTGCACGCCCGCGTATCGGGGATTCGGCGACACGAGTAGCCGTGGCAGGGGATGGTTCGGAATCGGCGTGAAGCGGTTGGCACCGGCCTGGATGGCTCGCAGCGGCGATTGCGGAAATACGTCGCAGGCGTAGCGGATGCAAACGCCGACGGCCGTCGCCTCCCACAGAGGGCCGCGCTTCCCGACCACGTCCAAATTCGTCGGCCACCGGAGCGCCGTTCCGCTCAGCGCCGCGGGAGCCGATTTCGACCGCCTAAACCACCGCCGCCACATATCGCCTCTCATGCATTATGATCGGTTCGCGCCGCCGATGAACGTTTTGAGTTCGCGCACCGGTTTCGTCAATTGCATAAACGCATCGCTGGCTGCGTCCACCTGATCGTCATGGTCGTGATCGCCCGTTTCCGTAAACCGCTTGAGTTCGCCGACGAACGCGGCGTTCCAAACGCCTCGCGCGAGACGAACGTTTCCACTTCCTACGGCGGCGGCAAGCGGCCGCGCGCGGAGAGCCTTGGCTCCGGTCACCGACGCGGTGACGACCTCGGTTGGAGCCACGCCAGCCTCGACGAGAGCGGCTTTGATTTGATTCGCATGCGCGATGCCCGCCTGGCCCGGATCGCGGGGAATGCGAATTGTGACAGGTCCGCAACGCTCGATGGCGGCGAGGCAGAACGCGATCAACCCATGACGAACCCGCGCTTCGTTCCATTGACCGCGTTGGACGTCCATCACGTAGACGACGCCGCTGGGCGCGCGTCCCATCAGAACGAACGCGGTGTAATCGCCACCGTTTTCGGTCGCCGCGAAATCGCAGCCGATGGCGTATCGCCAACCGATGCGGTGTTGGGGCAGTTCCTCGATCGTCAATCGAGAGACGTCGAACACGTAACCACCGGCGAGTTCGACCTCTTGCTGAGCTTCTCGCAGAAACGTTCCGAGCGACCATTCGTTGATTTGTCGCTCACAAACCGCCAGCGATTGGCCCTCCCACGTCGCCGTTCCAGACACGATCCGCCAGATGCGCGAACCGTCGCCGCGCTCGATGGTGTCCACCTCCAAATTCTCGATGGCGCGCTCGACGGTGATCGGCATGCGATCCAGCAGGAACGGCGCGCGGCCATCGAGCAATTGCGACGCGATCGAATCCTCGTGCACCAGATTTTGGATGAACACGACGGCGCAATCGGCGGAGCCCGCCGCGAGTACGCGCGATTGGACGCTGTCTAGTTTTCGCGCGACCACCGCGCTAGAATCGGTCACGTCGTCCACGTCGTCGAAGACGATCAGGTCGGGGCGGTACGCTCCGATTTTGATCCCGCGCATTGCGACGTCGAGGCCGAGGCTCGCGACGGTGAAACCGTTCGCCGTTCGTAGCTGATTGCGCCGCCACCCCTTCGAGGTCCCATACACGGAAATCGCGCGCTCGATACCCACGCGTTCGAACCAGTCGGCGATGCTGCGGACGTGATAGTCCGCCTGCTCCTGGGTCGCGCAGACGTACAGACCGAATCGGCGCGCGAGCGTAATCCCGAGCCGTACCACTCCCAATTCGAGCGTGGTGGATTTTCCGGAACCGCGCGGCCACAATTCGATCAACGCGGGCGGTTTGACACCTGGCGCGAGCGATTCCAACCAGTTCCACATGCGGCGATGCCGCTCGGCCATCGGCGCGGAGAGCACATCGTCGAAATGCGCCGCAAGCCACGTCTCCAGAGGTTCGACGCACGGCGGAGAACTAGCGTCCTCCCCGACGATCGCGCTAGCTAGTTGTTTGGCCAACCGCTCTAATAATGGCTGCGGCGAAACTTTGCCGAATCCGCTCGGGGTCTCGGACGCCATCGAGCTTCACACCTCGGAATTCGCGGATGCATCGCGCGACGAACAATTGCAATTCCTGTGCGGTGACGACCTCCGCCGCGGTTTTCACTCCCTGAAACTGGGTGCGGCTGACCTCGGCGATCTGGGTGACGAGCGCGCACGCTTTTCGTTCCGCCTGTTCGATACCCCTACCGTTATCCAGCGCGGTTTCGAGCGCCGCCAGCGCCTC